AAGGCCGAGTACACGACAGAACTACAGCAAGACTTGAGAGCTGTCCACGGTCTAGACGCCGAGACAGAGCTTGCGAATATTCTCTCAAGTGAAATTCTCGCTGAGATCAACCGTGAAGTCGTTCGAACGATTTACATTATTGCTAAGCTCGGTGCTCAGAAAGACACTACGACGAAGGGTACGTTCGACCTGAACACTGACTCCAATGGTCGTTGGTCTGTTGAGAAGTTCAAGGGACTTCTGTTCCAAATTGAGCGTGAAGCTAACCAGATTGCGAAAGAAACTCGTCGAGGCAAGGGCAATTGGGTCCTCTGCTCAAGCGATGTTGCTTCTGCTCTCTCGATGGCTGGTATTCTTGACCATGCTCCTGCAATGTCAACTAACTTGAACGTCGATGACACGGGCAACACCTTCGCTGGTGTTCTGCAAGGTCGCACGCGAGTCTATATTGACCCGTACTTCCAAGCAACAAACTTCGACCGTGAGTTCTTCTGCGTTGGTTACAAGGGTGCAAGTCCCTATGATGCTGGTCTGTTCTACACCCCGTATGTGCCGCTACAGATGGTGCGTGCCGTTGGTGAGCAGACCTTCCAGCCGAAGATCGGTTTCAAGACTCGATACGGTCTTGTCAGCAACCCATTCGTGGGTACGGATCTCTCAACGGGTCCAGCTGGAACGCCGCGAATCAATCAATACTACCGTATTGTGGACGTTCGTAACCTACTATAATCCTAGTGACGAGTGTCCTAGCTCCGAAACTACTAAACCCCCTGCTTGCAGGGGGTTTTTTGTTGTCTAAATATAGAGAGGAGACTACGCATGGGTCAAGTACCAGGACAACCTACCAACACCAATCCCTTACAACCTACCGGGTTTCGCTTTGCCATTCAGCGATTGCCGAACATTACGTTCTTTGGTCAAGGTGCAAACCTTCCGGGGTTGACGTTTAGTTCCATCGCCTACGAAACGCCGATGTCAGCAACTATTCCTATTCCTGGTGACAGTGTTGAGTTCGAGGATCTGTCTCTCAAGTTCATCGTGGGTGAAAATATGGCAGATTGGATCGAAGTGTATAGCTGGATCCTGGCATTGTCTCGCGTCAAAGCATTGGATCTCGATACCGTGAGAGATCAAGCGGCAACCGTCTCCGATGCAACGCTGTTTATTCTGACTAGTAACCGCAATGTCAACATCAGAGTATTCTTTCGGGACTTATTCCCAACGAATCTGAGCGGGTTGGATTTTGACGCGACGGTGACAGACATTGAACCAATCCTAGGAGAGGCCACCTTCAAGTTCTGCTACTACGATGTTGAAGTCGTAGGAGAAGATGAGATGACTGTTCAGTTGTCGGAATTCTGTCCAACTCAGCTTCCACCACCATAATCTACTTGACTTTGCGTGTAGATGGTGTATACTTTAGTGTATGAAGTTAGAATATTACCAAACGATGTGGGGAGAAGATGCTCCCATCAATCAGTCCGATCTTGCAGTAGAGTCCTCAACGGTTCCTGTACTGCACAGCAAGTGGTTGAATCACTACACGGATGAGAAGCTGTTGCTGCGACGTGTTGCGGCCGATTACAAGCGGCTCTACAGATTGAAGTGGGAATATTACACGGGCAAACTCTCGCAGGAAGAGATGAAAGAGCATGATTGGGAACCAATCGACCACAAGATTCTCAAAGCTGATATACAAATATATTTGGATGCTGATGACCAGTTGACGGTGCAGGTACATAAGCTAGAATTTCAGAAAGCAAAAGTGGAATTTCTGGAGAAGGTGCTGAACGCGATCATCGGTCGTCAGTGGAACATTAAAGGTGCCATTGATTGGAGGAAATTTACTAATGGGGAATGAACCTACGCCAACGGGGGTGCTACGAGAGTTGCCTTTCACGCTGACAGATGATACGAAACGAACCTACTTGCGTCGGTGTTATACTTACGCAAAGAAGCACAGCCCTGACCCTTCGACTCAGAACGGTGCTTGTCTGGTTGCACCGAACCAGGGAATTGTTTGCTTCGGTGCGAACCATTTCCCCAAGGGAGTCGAGTATACACCCGAACGCATGGAACGACCATTGAAATATACGTTCGTTGCTCACGCTGAGACTAATGCAATTTTCGCAGCTTGTCGAATGGGTATACGAACCGAAGGCCTCATCATGGTTTGTCCGTGGTTTGCCTGTTGCGAGTGCGGCAAGGCGATCATCCAAGCTGGTATTACCAGAGTAATTGGTCACAAGAAAATCTTCGACAACACACCTGAACGATGGAAGACTTCGATTGACGCGGCCTTTCAGATGTTCAAGGAAGCTGGCGTCGAGACTGAGCTTCTGGAGGGCGATTTGGGAGGCGATTCCGTTCGCTTGAATGGGGAAACCTTTCAGCCGTAACCCATGGCTGATCTTATACTAGAGCCCATCGACTCGGTGTATTGCCGAGTTTGGTGTCCTGACCGTGGCGTGTCGCAGGAACTCTGCGACTACTTCACGTTTAAGGTTCCAGGCGCTCAGTTTATGCCTTCATACCGCAGCAAGATGTGGGATGGTAAGATCAGACTGTATAGTATCCATGACCACAAACTCTTTCGTGGTTTGCTTGACTACGTTTTCAGATTCGCTGAGGAGCGAGACTACACGATTGAGTTCAGAGATGGTAAAAAATCTTGGGTGAAAGATCAAGTGGTCAGCAATCAAGACGTGACCAACTTCTTCGACAAGGTTTTGAAACCGCACTCGCAAGGTAAACGATTGACTCCCCGGGAGCATCAGATTGAGGGTGTGGGCCATGCGTTGAGAAAGAAACGATGCCTACTTGTCTCCCCGACCGCATCGGGCAAGTCGTTAATTATCTACGCTCTGGTTCGTTACCATCTCGACACGTTGCCCAAGAATCGTAAGGTTCTAATCATCGTGCCGACGACATCGCTCGTCTCCCAGATGTGTTCTGACTTTGCTGACTATTCATCTGAGGATCCTAATTGGAACGCCGAAGATCATTGTCATATGGTCTTTGCTGGTCGGGATAAGATGTCTGAGAAGCGAGTCATCGTTTCAACCTGGCAGTCAATCTACAAGCAACCCCTGTCCTACTTCAAGCATTTCGGTGCGGTGTTCGGTGACGAATGCCACCTGTTCAAAGCTGCATCGCTCAAGTCAATTATGACCAAGTTGAAGAAGTGCGAGTACCGAGTGGGCCTCACTGGCACACTTGATGGAACACTGACTCACAAGCTGGTCATCGAAGGTCTGTTTGGTTCTGTAAAGAAAGTGGTCAGCACCAAAGAGTTGATGGACAAAGACCTGCTGGCGAAGCTGAGCATTGATTGTATTCTGCTCAAGTATCCAGAGGCAACTCGTAAGCTGTGTAAGGCACTGACGTATCATGAGGAGATCGACTTCCTCGTTTCTCACAAATGGCGAAACGAGTTCATTCGTGACCTGACACTTCGGCTCAAGGGTAACACTTTGGTTCTCTATCGACTAGTTGAGAAGCATGGTAAAAACTTGCACCGAATCATTGAGAAATCTGCTGCGACGGGCCGCAAGGTGTTCTTTGTACACGGTGGAACCGAAGTCACGCAGCGAGAAGAAATTCGACGCATCACAGAGAAGCAAGAGAACGCCATTATCGTTGCATCGTATGGTACATTTTCAACCGGTATCAATATCAAGCGATTACATAACATCATTTTTGCTTCTCCTTCGAAATCAAGAATCAGAATTCTTCAGAGTCTCGGTAGGGCGTTGCGAAAGGGTGATCGAAAAGACCTAGCGACTCTATACGATGTAGCAGACGACCTACACTGGAAGAAGCGAAAAAATTATACCCTCAAGCATTTCATCGACCGAATTTTGCTATACAATGGCGAAGAATTTAAATACCGAACGGTGAAGATCAACGTCCCCGGGCCCTAAATATAGGACATAACGAGGAGATCCATGGAAGTACCAGAAAACTATCGGTTGTTCAAGTTCAAAAACGGCGAAGATGTCATTGCCGAGACTTTCAAGAGTCCCGATGATGATAAGCATTTTATACTGCGACGACCAATGCAAATTCAAATTATGCTGGGGCCTGATAGGAACGGCAATCCAATTCCAACAAAATTGATTATGACCGAATGGTTGGCGTTCAGTCAAAATGATGTAGCTGTGGTTCCGCGAGACAACATTTTGTGCGAAGGAACTCCTACAAAGATGATCGTCAAGGTCTATGATAGTGAGAAGAAACGCATCGACAAAATGCGTGAAAATATGGATATGGATGCAGCCCCGCTGAATGAATTAGAAAAGACAGACGAGAAGATCGCCTTGGAGAAGAAGGCCGCCCAGCGTAAGATCCAGAAGAAAATGAAGATGGTTTTTATGCAGATGAGCTTACCTACCCTCTTGAAGTTGCTTGAGAGTTTGGGTTTAGACATTGAAGAAGAACCCTGGAAATCTGTGATTGACGCGGCTGAGTCTGAGGACGGAGACGAGGACGAAGAAGATTTTGAGTCCGAGCCCGAGAATTTAGATGGTCGTTTGGATATAATGCCTGATGTGGATGGTGACGGCCACGTTGATCCCTACGGCAACCGTTACCCCGATCCCGATTCCGACCCTTCCGACAACTAGAGTTATCAGAATTTGCTTGACTCCGAGCTGTTCTGGTTGTATACTTTAGGTAGTATAGTGAGATGGTGATTGTTCCATGGCTAAGAAAAAGACCGTGACTAAATCGGTTACGAAGAAGAAAACTCGACGCAAGAAGAAAAAGAACGCGGCCCATTACGTGGACAACGAGGAATTCCTTGTTGCTATGGTAGCTTGGAAAGTAACGGTGGTTGATGCGGAAGCATCAGGCGACCAGAAGCCAGGCGTGACCGAGTATATCGGTAAGTGTTTTCTTGATATCGCAACGCACCTGTCATACCGACCAAACTTCATCGGCTATTCATACCGCGAGGAGATGATCTCTGACGGTATCGAAAACTGTCTGATGTACTGCTCTAATTTCGATCATGAGAAATCGTCGAACCCGTTCTCTTACTTCACGCAGATCATTTACTATGCATTCTTGCGTCGAATCCAGAAAGAGAAGAAGCAACAGTACATTAAGTTTCGTTGCATCGAAGCTGCACATCACAGACAAGACTTTGTGAATTGGGCTAGAGATAACAACATGGTTGACCGCGATTCCACGGATGCTGTTCGGGATTACTGTCGGTTGACTTCGATAGACATTGCCAATTTCGATGCAAAGACCAAGCCCAAGACTCGAAAGAAGAAGGCGGTCACGAAAAAGAAGAAAACCAAACGGGGCACCCTTGACGGCGCGTTTGACGAGACAGATAAATGAAAATTGCTGTCATAACGGACACACATTTCGGCGCTCGAAATGATGCTGAAATCTTTTCTGAGTATTTCTACCGGTTCATCGACGGAGTTTTTCTGCCCTACCTGGAGACGCATGACATCAAGACGGTGCTGCATCTCGGTGACTTGGTTGATCGTCGAAAGTATATTAACTTCAAGACTCTGCAACGCCTGAGAACGCGGTTCATGAAAGCCCTGCAAGACAGAGGCATTGAGGTTCATTTTGTTCTGGGCAACCATGACGTGTTTTTCAAAAATACTTCTGAGTTGAATTCTGTAACTGAGCTATTCGCAGGACTAGACAACTTGACCATCTATTCTGAACCTACCATCATTGAGTTTGACGGACTCGAACTCGGATTGGTGCCTTGGATCAACAGAAGTAACTATGATGATGCGATCAAGTTTCTGGAGACAGCAACGTCCGAAATTATCATGGGGCATTTCGAGATTAAAGGCTTTGAGGTTATCAAAGGTATTCGGTTCGAGAGTGGGCTGACGGCAGATATGTTCAAGCGATTCGAAGCTGTGTACTCCGGTCACTTTCACCACAAGCAAGAGAAGGGGAACATCACCTATCTCGGCAGCCCGTTTCAGATCACATTTTCTGATTTGGGTTCGACCAAAGGATTCCACGTGTTCGATACAGAAACACGGGAGATGGAGTTCATTGAGAACCCCTGTTCGATGTTCCATAAATTTCTGTATGACGACTTGAAGAATGACTACGACACCACTAAGGATCGAAGTCAATATAAAAACACATACGTCAAGATCGTCGTGGTCAACAAGACCAAACCTTACATCTTCGAACGTTTCATAGACGCTTTCTATGATGCAGGTGTTGCTAATCTTTCCATCATCGAGGACTTCGGTGTGGACGATGGACTTGTTGAGGTTCTGGATCTTGAGTTGGATACTATGACGTTGATTTCAAATGAGATCGACAGCATGGAACATCTTGAGAAACCAGAGAAATTGAAAACTTTGATTCAATCGTTGTATGTGGAGGCTTTAGATTCGTAATGCCATATGTTGATAGTAACAAACGCAAAAAGTTTGATTCGTTTATCCTTGCCCTCGTTTCTGTATTGAAGAAAGAGAAGCATGATAACGGCGATTTGAATTATTGCATTAGTAAGCTGGTACATGAGTGGCTCATTCTGCACCCCGATGGGTTGCGTTATGATGCTGCATCCGACGCTCACAAAGCGATGGTCTGTGCCGCAGCCGAATTCTACCGTGTAGTGGTCGCACCCTATGAGGATTTAAAGAGCAAGCAGAATGGGCCAGTCTCCGTGTTAGACGATCCTAGTATTGCTATGGAAGCTAAGACTCCTAGATGATAATTTTCAAGAAGATCCGATGGCGGAATTTTCTTTCGACTGGAAACAACTTTACAGAAATAGACTTTCAGAGATCAAAGACAACATTGATCGCTGGAGAAAACGGTGCAGGTAAGTCCACGGTTCTGGACGCTCTCTGTTTCGGTTTGTTTGGTAAGACCTTTCGGCGGATCAATCTACCCCAACTGGTAAACTCTATTAACGAACAAGATATGGTCGTTGAAATTGAGTTTACTATCGGTCGGAAAGAATTCCTGATTCGTCGTGGACTGCTGCCTCGTCTGTTCGAAATCCACATTGACGGCCAGTTGCTCAACCAAGACTCTAAGTCCCGCGATTACCAGAAGTATCTTGAGGGTAGTATCCTCAAGCTGAATTACAAGTCGTTTACTCAAGTTGTTATTTTAGGTTCGTCCACGTTTGTTCCATTCATGCAGTTGACCGCTGCTGACCGACGTGCTATCATCGAGGATCTTCTAGACATTCAAATCTTCTCTACCATGAACGTGATATTGAAACAACGCATCTTCGAATTGAAAGACGATATGCAATCGGTAGATTACAAGATCGAGCTGGCGAGAGAGAAGATTGGTATGCACCGAACATACATTAAGAAGATCAAGGAAAAGAGCCAAGAGAACATCGACAAAAAGAAAGCCGAAGTTATCGAGGCAAGCGATCAGGTAAAGGCCATTCAGGTTGATATCGACGAGTTGCAAGAGCAGATTGGATCCTTGCTTAGTGAGATCAAAGACAAAGAAACGGTTGAGGATAAGTTGGAGTATTGGGAGGATCTTGAGAAGAAGATCAACCGTAATAGTCATCGAACGAAAGAGGAAATCAAATTCTTCGAGGAGACGGACAATTGCCCGACCTGCAAACAGCCCATCGACGAGGCTTTCAAGAGTAATACTCTAGATACGAAGGCAGAAAAGGTCGCTGAATTTGAGAAGGCGTTGAGTGCCATCGCAGCCGAAGTGCAGATGACTGAGGAAAGGTTGTCTGATATCACTGCCGTATTGCATGATATTCGCAGCCAAGAAACTGACGTGTCAGAAAAGAACACGTCGATTTCTGCGATCACTCAATACGTTTCGAAGGTGCAAGACGAAATCACTGAGTTGCTTGGTGAGGAGAGTATCACGGAAGCTGAAAAGTTGAAGCTGCAAACTTTGCGTGAGGATCTGACGACGTTAAAGAAGCGACGACATGACTTGATCGACGACCGACATTATTATGAAGTCGCGTACAACCTGTTGCGGGACTCAGGAATCAAAGCGAAGATCGTCAAGCATTATCTACCGGTGATGAACAAGCTAATCAACAAGCATCTTGCAGCAATGGACTTCTTCGTTCAGTTTGCTCTAGACGAAAACTTCAAAGAGCAGATCAAGTCCCGACACCGTGACGATTTCTCTTATGGTTCTTTCAGCGAAGGTGAGAAGTTGCGTATCGACCTGGCATTGTTGTTCACCTGGCGAGAGATCGCCCGAATGAAAAACAGTGCTAATACAAACCTTCTGATACTTGACGAAGTGTTTGATAGCAGCTTAGACTCTGCTGGTACGGAAGAATTCCTAAAGCTACTACACAGTTTGGTGGGTAAGACAAACGTATTCGTCATCACCCACAAAGCGGACATCTTGACTGACAAGTTTGACGCACAGATTCGATTCGAGAAGAACAAAAATTTCTCTCGTATCGCTACATGATGAGGATATTATGGACTTTATGAACACCTATACTCATGGGGATGCGTTCCCTTTGATGGCCCAGATCCCTGACAAGACTGTTGATCTTGTCTTTACCAGCCTACCCGACCTGAGCCAAACAGAATTCGACAAATCAGAAGCAGGCATTGCCGGCTACCGAACCTTGCAGAAGAAAGCAATGGTGGAGTTTGCCCGAGTTGTGAAAGACGATGGGTTCGTAGTCGTCTGCCAGACTGATCGCAAAGTGAATGGTGGCGTGCTATGCAACCATTTGTGGTATATTACTTGCTTGATGAACGAGCAGATGAAACTCAAAGACTATAAGATCGTTGCCCGCAATAGCATTGACCACCGGTCCATGTACTACTTCGGGTTTCAGCATTTCATCTGCATGACCCGCAAAGGTACGTTCACCCGCAAGGGCGAATACCTTCGTGACCTGATCGTTGATAAGCAAGAGAGAGTCCTCAATCAGTATGTCTGGTCGCAGGATTTCTGTAAGCTAGTGATAGAAAATCTCACCAAGCCTGGTGACTTGGTGATCGACCCCTTTGCGGGTGTCGCTCCTGTGCTGTTTGCCGCAGACAACCTTGACCGTAAGTGGTGGGGTGCGGAACTTAGCGATGAGTTTTACAACAAAGACTTCGCCAGCTTTCCCGCGAGGCTTCCGGTATGAGTAATAATCCATTGGACATCAATTTTGTTTCGCCCGTGCAAGAGCAAGGGGGCGTGTTCTACAAACGAGATGACCTGTTCGTTCCGTTTGGAGAGGGTGGTTTGAATGGTGGTAAGTGCCGTCAGACGTTTCATCTGATTCAACACAATTGGGATTTCCTTCGTGAGATGTTCGCTGGTCGATTGATTACAACATCGTCGGTGTACTCCACTTCGGGTGCCATTCTTGCAGCGTATACTCATCGGTTGGGACTCAAGTCGATTCTCGCCGTGGGTGGGACCAAACCTGGCACGATCGACAAGCATCACATGATGCGACTTGCCAAGGCCTACGGCTGCGACGTTCGTATCGTTTGTGGAACTGGCATGTCTGGTCCGCTCAAGAAACGATTGACTGAGATTTGCGAAGCGGAGAAAGTGTTCAACGCGGTGTTCAGCGACAATGTGGAAGACCAACAGCGAGCACTCCTGGATCCCATCTCTGCTCAGGTAGTGAATCTGCCTGACGACTTGGACAACTTGGTAGTTCCCGTGGGCACAGGCATTCATCTGTTGGCCATCATGCGTGGACTACAGAAGCACGGTAAGACCGTCAAGCGAATCATCGGTTGCCATGTTGGTCCCGATCGACGTAAGAAGATCGACGGTTATCTCTCCCCTCTAGAGTGGCAGAATCCTACATATGAGATGGCTGCGTTGAATCTGAAAACAGCATACGCGAAGGCGTGTGTTGAGAATATGCCTGGTGGTGATCCGCTAGACGAAATATATGAGGCAAAGACCCACGTTTGGATGCGTGAGAACTTGGATCTCAAAAATGAAAAGACGTTGCTCTGGATTGTGGGTCGTCGTCCCTCTGTTGAGGAGACTGACGCACAGATCGAGCAGCTTGCGGAGACAGTTACATCATGACGCTATTAGAAGATACAAGCAAGAATGCCATGCAGACATTCACTGGTAAGATATTCGACGTGTTTGATCCAGACCCCGATCAGATTGATATTTTTGACATCGCTCATCACCTTTCCTTGATGACCCGGTTCAACGGCGGATGCAAATGGTTCTTTAGTATTGCTCAACACAGTATCAACTGTTCTGAGAGAGCAGTAGATTACCACTATCAGCGGCCGAGCGAGGAGAAATTATCTCTCGCGTTGCTCATGCATGATGCAGCAGAGGCTTATGTGGGAGATATAGTGCGTCCGATCAAACGAAAGATTACCGATTTCAGTGTTATTGAGAACGGTGTAATGGATGCGATCAACAAGAGATTTGACTTGCCGCGTGTGGCGGAGATTCGTGGTTACAAAACTGCGGTCAAAGAAGTAGACAAT